AAGGCCAACACGCAGGCGGCTTTCTCGTCTGGGAAGTGCTCCGCGACTTCACCCGAGAAACCGTCACCATTGCCTCCGGCGCTGGATCGCTCGAGCCCGGCTCCGTGCTTGGCAAGATCACCACGGGCGGCAAATTCACCCGCCTTGCACCGGCCGCGACCAACGGCAGCCAAACCCCTGCTGCCATTCTTTGGGATGCGGTCGACGCAAGTGCGGCTGACGCCCTTGGCGTTGTGATCCTGCGTGGGCCCGCGCTCGTCAACCGACATGACCTTGTGTGGCCCGAGGGGGCTACGGAGGTCCAGATCACGGCAGCCACCACGGCACTGGCGGCGCTCGGCATCGTCCTGCGCTGAGCGTTGGGTCGGGCTTAAAGACACTCACATCAAGGAGGTTGGCATATGGCCACCATGGATATCTTTGAAGGCGATGCCTTCTCCGTCATTGAGCTCACGCGCGCCTTGGAGAATATTCCCTTCAAGCCCGCGACCTTGTCTGGCTCAGGTCTCTTCGGCGAGCGCGGGGTGCGCACCCGCACGGTCGTGATCGAAAGCCGGGATGGGACCTTGTCACTGATCCCGTTCTCCGAGCGCGGATCATCCTATGACCAGCAATCGCCAGAAAGCCGTCAGGTCCGTGCCTTTGTGTGCCGGCAGTTCAAAAAGCAGGATGTGCTGTGGGCGTCCGAGATCCAAGGCATCCGCGAGTTCGGCTCGGAAAGCGTGACCCAGCAGGCGCAGGCCGAAGTTGCGCGCCGGATGCGGCGCCTGAGATCGGATGCCGAAGCGACTTTTGAGTATCATTTGCTGAATGGGCTTCAGGGTTTGGTGAAGGATCCTCGTGATGGCTCAGTGGTGATCAACTTCGCCACGGAGTTCGGCATCACGCCGGCTGCAGAGATCGATTTTGATCTTGATAACCAGTCGCCTGCATCTGGCGCGCTCAGAAAGCGCTGCCAGGCTTTGATCGAAGGCGTCGAGGAGAGCCTCGGTGGTCTGGCGGTGGGGCCTGTGCAGTTGCGCGCGGAATGTGGTTCGGCCTTCTTTGCCGACCTGGTCGCCCATAAGGAGATCCGGGAGACCTATCTCAACACGGCCGCTGCCAACGAGCTGCGGGGCAGGGCGGTGGATGAGTTCAGCTTTGGTGGGATCACCTTCCGCCGTTATGGGGGCAGTGCCACGATCGGTGTGCCGACGGACAAGGCCTACTTCTATCCGCAGGGCATTGAGGGGCTCTTTGAGATCTACTTTGCCCCGGCGGATACCTTCGAGACGGTCAACACGATTGGGCTGCCGCTTTATGCGCGCATGATCCCAGACCGCGACCGTGACGAATGGGTGCGCCTTGAGATCGAGAGCAACCCCCTGCCGATCTGTACGCGTCCGCAGGTCCTGCGCGCGGGCCGGCGGACCTGATGACGGCCTTCGCGGACGCGCTGGAGGTGCTTTTTGCGGATAAGAACATCTCAGCCGAAATCTGGCATCGTGACGGGGCAGGGGCCTTCACACGGGCGCGGGGCATCCTGCGCCGACCTGATGAGATCACGGAGTTTGGCGCGGCGCGGCTACTCTCAGATACCACCCGGATCGACGTCCGGGTGGCAGACATCCCTAATCCGCGACCGCAGGAGCAGATCCTGATGGGAGATGAGACATTTTTGATTGAGGGTGAGCCGCGCCGAGATCGGGAGCGGCTCATCTGGACGATGACCCTCTGCCCTGCGTGAGTACGATGCATCTGCGCCTCAACATCGATCCTGACATTGTGGCGCTCATGCGGGAAGAGATTGACGCCGGCGAGCGTGCGGTGTCGAAGGCGATCCGCGAAGCCAGCACGCGCCTGAAGTCAGCCTGGCGCGGCCAGATTACGGGCGCGGGGCTTGGCACCAGGTTGGCGCGCAGCATTCGGTCTGCGCAATATCCAAAGGGCAAACCCAGTCTGAACGCGGCGGCTCTGGTCTGGTCGAAGGCCCCGATCATTCTTGGGGCGCACAATACAAGGCCATTGATCCGCTCGAAGAACGGCTTTTGGCTCGCGATCCCAACGCCCGCGGCTGGTAAGTCCGCGCGTGGCGGCCGGATCTCCCCAGGCGAATGGGAGCGCCGCACCGGCTTGAGGTTGCGGTTTATCTATCGACGCAAGGGGCCGAGCCTCTTGGTGGCTGAGGGGCGGCTCAACACCAAAGGCCGGGCTGTGGCGTCACGCTCCAAGACCGGTCGGGGCCTCCTGACCGCACCAATCTTTTTGCTCGTGCCGCAGGTAAAGCTGGCCAAGCGGTTGGATTTGGCGAGGGCCGCCGAGGCGGAGTTGGGACGTGTGCCGGGAGCGATTGTGGCAAGCTGGGTGGCGTGAAAGCCATACAGCCCGCTGCATCCATAAACGCTTTGAGCGGTTTGCAAGAGAGATTGGTAGGCCCGGAGGGACTCGAACCCCCAACCAAGGCGTTATGAGCGCCCGGCTCTAACCATTGAGCTACAGGCCCAGCCGAGCGCCTCTGTGATCGATTTTTTGTCAGAGAACAACCCAATGCCCACCCAACGCGAAATCATCTTAACCGCCTTGGCAGATGCCTTTCGCACGATCCCGCATGTGCCGGTTCTGCGCGGCGAGGTGCTGCCTGAGCGCATCCCATCCGCAGGGCTGCTGATCCTGCGCGACGGCAACCCGGGCGATCCGGAGGTCACACTGTCCCCGCTGCGCTATCACTACCAGCAGCGGGCGGAACTTGAGGTCATCGTGCAGGCAAGCGGTGATCGTGATACACGATTTGACCAACTCATCGCCCGGATAGGTGCCTCCATCGCTGTTGAGCGTACATTGGGTGGGCTCTGCGACTGGGTCGAGCCGGCAGCACCTGAGCCTGTCGATCTCGCTGTTGAAGGGGCAACCAGCCTAAAGGCAGCCGTTGTGCCCATCATCCTACATTACTCGCTGGCCGATCCACTTGGCTGAGCGGGTTCCGGGGGCGGGGTTATCATTCTCAGATGGCCCTCGATCATCGCCCCGGCTTCCACGGCCAGTTTGGAGTAATGAACTGAGCCGTTGATTTGACCGGAATGTGCAACCCGGACATCCTCCGCGATCACAGCGCCAACCACGACGCCTTCAATCGTTGCCTGCTTGGCCTCAATGTCGCCCTTTACATCGGCCCAATGCTCAATCGTCACGATCTCACCGGTGATGTTGCCGACAACACGCGCTTGAACCACCAAGGGGCCGGTGCTGGTAATATCACCCGTGACTTCGAGATCCGGTGCGAGGACGGAAGGTTTTGCCGTGCTTGGTGTGAGAGTGGTCATTCGAGGTCTGCCTTCGGGTCGTGTCTGCACCATAGGTGCGTTGGCTGAGCGCTTGTCCCAGCATGAATTGCCTCTGCGTCAAATGCAATTGCTGCTCCTCTAACCAAAATCCGCTGAAAAGGATACCAAAATGGCACGAGCCCATGGGGCGCGGGCGCACATGGCGCTGGCGTTCGAGACTGTTTATGGCACTGCGCCCGCCACAGGCTTCCGCACGGTGCCCTTTGCCAGCACCACGCTTGGGTCCGAGCAGCCCTTGATTGCCTCGGAGCTCTTGGGCCAGGGGCGCGACCCGCTGGCCCCGATCAAGGATGCGGTCACGGCGGATGGCGATGTCGTGGTGCCGATCGATGTTGAGAACTTTGGCCTCTGGCTGAAGGCGGCCTTCGGAGGCCCCACGACCACCGGCACGACACCGAAGACCCACACGTTCCAGTCGGGGAACTGGTCGCTTCCAAGCATGGCGATCGAGACGGGCATGCCCGAAGTGCCGCGCTATGCGATGTACACGGGCTGCGTTTGCGATCAGCTAAGCTGGCAAATGTCACGGTCAGGTCTTCTAACCGCAACCGCGCGGCTCATCGCGCAAGGGGAAAGTGCCTCAGCCGCCACGGCTGCAGGTACGACCACCGCGCTTGGCTTGCAGCGCTTCGGGCACTTCAACGGATCCATTACCCGCAATGGGACGCCGCTCGGCAATGTCATCTCAGCGGAGGTCACCTATTCCAATGGTCTTGACCGGATCGAGACAATTCGCGCGGACGGCAAGATCGAGGGTGCCGATCCCGGAATGGCGTCCCTAACCGGGCGGATGGAGGTGCGATTTGCCGACACGGCCCTCATCACCCAAGCCCTGGATGGCACACCTTGTGAGTTGGTCTTCGCCTGGAGCCTTGGGGCAAGTGCCAGCTTCACCTTCACGGCCCATGCCGTCTACCTGCCGCGCCCCCGGATCGAAATCCCGGGGCCACAGGGCATTCAGGCGACCTTCGAATGGCAGGCCGCCAAGGCTGCGAGCCCCACCCGGATGTGTACGGCCGTCCTCGTCAACACTGTCGCCTCCTACTGAGAGAACCCAACATGCTAACCCTCGATCTCACCAACGCACCTATTTGGTGCGACCTTGTCCCCGGCGTGCGCGTAAAACTCCGCCCGCTCACCACGGCGCTGATGGTGGCTGCACGCAGCGACCCCGCGATTGCCGACCTTCCGAAAGAGGCGAGGACGGAGGAGGCCGCACTGGCGATGGCCAAGGCGCTCGCGCGCTCTGCCATTCTTGAATGGGAAGGGATTGGGGACGCGGAGGGAGAGCCATTGCCGATAAGCCCTGATGCGATCGACGCGCTTTTGGACATCTGGCCGATCTTCGAGGCCTTCCAAAGCCTTTATGTCGCGAAAGGCTTGCTGCTGGACGCGGAAAAAAACGCCTCATCGCCCGTGCCGAGTGGGAGTTCGGCGGGGGCGACGGCTACTGCGCTGCCTGCGGATCCGTCTGCCCTGACTGCCCTACACGACTGAACCAGCCAATAACTTTCGAGGGTTGGCTGGTCTGGGACCTGGTCGGCCGCCTTGGGGGTCAGTTGCGCATCGTCCCCGGCGCTGTGATCGGCTGGGACATGAACGCGGCCTTTGCGCTTGGTGCGTCCCTCGGCATTCCGGCCCCAGCGATCGCTGAACTTTTACCTGCCATCGAGGCGGTGATGGTGCGTAAGGTAAATGACCGGCTCGGCTCAGGCGGCCTTTAGAGGTGTGATGTGTGAGACGTCGATTGTCTCTCGGGCACGCGCCAAATCCCAAGCGCGCTGGAGGTTCATCCAATACTCTGGCGTGGTTGAGAAAAACTGAGCAAGCCGCATCGCAGTATCAATCGTGATGGCGGTCTGGCCTTTAACAAGGCGCTCGATACGGGTTCTCGGCACTTCGAGCCTGCCGGCGAGCGAAATCGGGCTCATGTCGAGTGGCATGAGATAAAGCTCCGCCAGGACTTCGCCCGGGTGGGATGGATTGGTTACGAGGCTCATGTTTAGCCCTCCTAGTGATAGTCCAGAATCTCGACCTCGGCAGGTCCCTGATCGGTCCAGATGAAACAAATGCGCCATTGGCCGTTGATGCGCACCGAATGTTGTCCTGCACGGTCACCGCTCAAAGCTTCCAAATGGTTGCCGGGCGGGAACCGCAAGTCTTCGAGAACGACGGCCGCATCCAAGGCTGAAAGCATGGCGCGCGTTCTCTTAACCAAGTCAGCAGGAAAGCCTTTGCCGAAGCGACCTTGAACCGCTCCAGCGGCAAGCTTTCCACGTGTGCTGAAGATCATAATGGCATGTATCATCATGTGATACATATTGCAAGGGCAATACCGTGGCCGAAAAACGCATCTCTGTCCGGCTTGCCGCGGTGGGTGGCCGTCAAGTTCGTGCTGAGCTGGAAGGTGTGGGCCAGGCCGGATCCAAAGGCTTTGGACGTCTCTCACGCGAGATGGAGCTGGCCAACGCCCGTCTTGCGGGTTTTGCGCGCAAAGCCGGAATTGCCCTTGGAGCTGCGGCCGCGGCAGCGACAGCGTCGCTGGGCGTTATTGTGCGATCCACGGCACAGAGTGCTGCCGAGATCACCCAGTTTGCCCAGATCGCCAATGCCGCGCCGGAGGCTTTCCAGCGCTGGACGGCCGCATCGGTGACGGTCGGGATCGAACAAGAGAAACTCGCCGATATTCTGAAGGACGTGAACGACCGGGTGGGGGACTTCCTGCAGACGGGCGGCGGCCCGATGGCGGACTTTTTTGAGAAGATCGCGCCGAAGGTGGGGGTGACGGCTGAAGAGTTTGCACGGCTCTCGGGACCTGAGGCGCTGCAGCTTTATGTCTCAAGCTTGGAGAAGGCGGGCGTCAACAGCCAAGAGATGACCTTCTATCTCGAGGCGATGGCCTCGGATGCCACGCGGCTCATTCCCTTGCTGCAAGACGGTGGCGCGGAGATGGCGCGGTTGGGCGAGCGGGCGGCGGGGCTTGGGGTGGTGCTTGACCAAAGGGCGCTCAGCGCCTTGCGACGGGCAGAGTTGGCCCTGATCGGTGTGGGTCAGGTCTTTGAGGGCATGCGCAATCAGATCGGCGCGGCTTTGGCGCCTGCGGTGGCGGCTCTCGCCGAGGGGTTTGTGCGGCTGGCGGAGGTTGGTGGGCCTATCAATCGGGCCTTCACCGCCGTAATCGACAATCTCGGCCGGCTGACAACCTATGCCGCAACTTTTGCGACGGTCATGGTGGGGCGCTGGGTGGTGGGATTGGCTGCTGCGGCCCTCTCCGTGAAGGGCCTCGCCACGGCGCTGGTCTTTCTGCGCGGCGCTTTGATACGCACTGGGATCGGCGCGCTCATCGTGGGCGCGGGCGACCTTGTTTACCAGTTCACGCAACTTGTGGGCAAAGTCGGTGGGGTTGGCACCGCCTTCGGCCTCTTGCGTGATGTCGCGGCAGAGGCCTGGGATCGCCTTGCGCTGGCAGCCACAGCGGCGTGGTCGCGCGTTGAGGCCGGCTGGGTGGACACACAGGCGGGGATTTACGGTGGGCTGCAATCGGCGCTGTCGGCTGTGGTAGCCTGGGGCAATTCTGCTGTCGGGACGTTCCAGGGCGCTTTTGACGGGGTGAAGGCGATCTGGGGCGCGCTGCCGCAGGCCATCGGGGATTTTGCCTATCAAGCGGCGAATGGACTGATCGGTGGTGTCGAGTCGATGTTGAATGCGGTGGTTACGCGCATCAACAGCTTCATCGAAGGTCTGAACGCGGCGCTGGCCCTCCTGCCTGATTGGGCGACGGGTGAAGCTGGCCTAAGAATCGGCACACTCGAGGCGGTGGACCTCGGCGGAATTACCAATCCCTTCGAAGGCGCAGCCTTGGCGGCAGGCACGGCTGCTGCTGACGCGTTCCGTGCGGCCATGGGCAAGACCTATATCAAGGCACCTGATCTCTTCGGTGGCATGGCGGAGGCAGCACGCGGTCGCGCTTCCGGCTATGGTGAGGCGGCGGGTATGCTCTCGGAGGCCGCCTCCCGCCCGATGAACGCTTGGGAGGCCCTCAAGGCAGCAATCACCGGCGCGGGGAGAGAGGGCGAGGACGCTTTGGCTGGTGCTACTGAGGCGGCGGGCGCTGTATCCGATGGCTTTGATGCGGCAGGCCAAGCCGCTGGTGGGGCGGGCGGTGCGGCCAAGAAGGCGGCAGAAGAAGCGGCGACCGGCTGGGCGCAGGTTACAAAGTCCCTCGCGGACTATGCCAAGGGCGCGATGGATTGGGGCAAAGGGCTTGGCGAGACGCTGACCTCGGCCTTCTCTTCAGCGGAAAGCGCGTTCCGGCAGTTTGTGACCACCGGCAAGTTTGACTTCAAATCGCTGGTCTCCTCGATCTTGGCGGACCTCGCGACGCTTGCCTTCAAGAATGCAGTGTTGGGCCCACTTGCTTCCGCACTTTCGGGCATCTTTGGCGGTGGGATCTTTGGGGGTGGGGCAGCGGCTGCCGCAAACCCTATGGTGAACGCGAGCATCTGGCATACGGGCGGCATGGTGGGTGCGGGCGCGCCGATGCGCGCGGTGCCAGTCACCGCCTTTGCAGGTGCCCCTCGGCTGCATACAAGTGGCTGGGCAGGACTTCGACCTGATGAGGTTCCTGCGATCTTGCAGCGTGGAGAACGGGTGCTGAACCGTCGTGAGGCGGCTGGGTATGGACGGGGCGCTGGCACCGGCGTAACCGTGAACATCGACGCACGCGGGGCGCAGATGGGCGTGGCCGAGCAGATTGATGCGCGGCTGCGGGCTGCCATCCCTGAAATCGCCCGCATCGCGAAGGAAAGCGTGGCCGATGGGCGGCGCCGGGGCCAGGTGATCTGAGATGGCCATTCCAGTATTGCCCCTGACGCTCGTCGCCTCACTCGAGCGGCGGCTGGTTACGTCTGTGGCCGAGGCGCGCTCGCCTTTTACCGGCACATCCCAGATTCAGGACTGGGGCGCGTCCTGGTGGGAATACCAAATCGAGATGGCGGTGACCCAAGGGGCCAAGGCACGCCGCCTCTCGGCCTTCTTTGCGGCTCTAGGCGGCTTGCGGGGGCGGTTCTTGTTCCCCGATCCTTCCATCGAGTTGCCGGTGGCGGCGGGCAATCCTTATGTCACCGAGGTGCAAGTCGCTGGCTCCTCCACCCTGAAAACTGCTGGATGGGGAGTTGGCCTCAGGGCTGGTGATTTCTTTCAACTCGGATCTGATGCCACCACCCGGCTTTACCAGGTAACCGCGGATATCGTGCCCCTCGGGAGCGAGGCGGTGATCAACTTTGTGCCGCCGCTCAGAGCCTCAGTCCCGGCCGGTGCGCTTCTTGGTCTCAGCGCCCCGTCGGTGCTCTTGAGGCTCACCGCACCTGTGCCCACAGTGATTGGCCGCGCGGATCAGCACCGCTTCACCCTCTCCGCGCGCGAAGCGCTCTGACCAAAGCCATGTGAAAGCGAGCTCCTATGTCGCGTAACATCACACCCGCCTTCGCCACGGCACTGGCGGATCAGTCGCTGCGGCCAGTCATCTTCTTTGAAGGCCAGTTTGCCACGGGCTGGGTGCGGATCTGGTCGGGCCTTGGGTCTGTCACTTGGAACGGACGAACTTGGTCTGGCGCAGGCTCGTTGCTTGGCCTCGGGGGCATCGATGAGACCGGCGAGGTCGTAGCTGGTGGAACGGCCGTGTCGCTTTCTGGCGTGCCGCTGGATCTCGTGCAGATTGCAATAGACGAAGCGCGTCAGGGCCTGCCGGGTCGGATCTGGCTGGGGCTTCTGGCCGAGAATGGCAGCATCATCGCTGATCCCGTTCAGGCCTTCTCTGGTCGCCTTGATGTCCCAGAAATCAAGGATGACGCGGACACCTGCACGATTACGATCAGCTATGAAAGCCGGCTCATTGATCTCACCGTGGCGCGGACCTGGCGCTACACCCACGAAAGTCAGCAGGTGCTGCATCCAGGCGATCTCGGGTTTGAATATGTGACCGCGATCCAGGACAGAGAAATCACCTGGGGGCGGGGATAGACATGCCACGCGTTGAACACTGGGAACGCCTGCTTGCATCGGTGATCGACACCGCCCGCGAGCGACCCTTCATCTGGGGCCTCCATGACTGCCCGACCTTTGCCTTCGAGACACGGATGATCCTGACCGGCGGCGAGGATATCGCGGGCCTCTGGCGCGGGCGCTACACAACGCATCTCGGGGGCCTGCGTGTGATGCGCCGCCTTGGCTGGGCCTCAGTGGAAGATATGGGGCGTGCGCTCTTGGGAGAACCGCGCGCAACCCCGCTTTTGGCGCAGCGCGGGGACATTGTGCTAACGGACACAGGGCTTGGCTTTGGCGTGGTGATCGGCGCCACCGCTGTGGGTCTCGCACCCGTGGGTCTCACCTTCGCGTCGCTCACCTCTTGTCGACTTGCCTGGCCCATCTGAACGCGACCCATTTAGACGAGACACTCCCCATGCCCTTCATTGTGACAGCCGTCACCGCGGTCGCGGGGGCGATTGGCGGCGTTTTGGCCGCCGGTGGCATTGGGGCTGCCCTCATTCGGATTGGGGGCACGCTCCTTCTGTCCTATGCGGCCCAGGCGCTCATGCCAAAGCCGCAAATGACGCTGCAGGCGCGGACGGTCACGGTGCGCGAGCCTGTGATGCCGCGCGATCTTGTTTACGGGCGCACCCGCAAAGGCGGGGTCATTGTCTTTCTGCATTCCTCCGGATCAGAAAACCAATACCTCGATCTGGTCATCGTTCTTGCGGCGCACCGGGTCAAATCGATCGGCGCCATCTACTTCGAGGGCGAGATGGCCCTCAGTGCTGCCGGCGTCGCCCAAGGTCGCTGGGCCGGAAAAGTCCTCGTCGAAAAGAAACTCGGCACCGCCAACCAGACAGCCTTCGTGGGTCTTAAGGCTGCGCTGCCTGACAAATGGACCGAGAACCATCGGCTGCGCGGCTGTGCGGCAATCCGGCTGCGGCTCACCTATGATCAGGATGCTTTCCCGGGCGGCATTCCGAACATCACGGTGGACATCGAGGGCAAGGACGACATCTTTGACCCCCGCACAGAAACTCATGCCTATTCAGAAAACCCTGCGCTGTGCCTTGCCGATTATATGGCGCATCCGGAGTTCGGGATCCGGGCAGAGATCGGGGCGGCGGATGGGGTTGACCGGATGAGCCTCGTTGAGGCGGCCAACATTTGTGATGAGGTGGTGGCCAAGGTCGGGGGTGGGACAGAGCCGCGCTATGCCTGCAATGGGGTGATCTCGCTTTCCGAGCCTCCAAAGACAATCATCGAGGGGATGCTCTCGTCTTTTGCCGGGCGCTGCGCCTTCTCGGGCGGGGCCTGGCGCATCCATGCCGGGGCTTGGGCTGTGCCATCGGTGGCGCTGACCTCGGATCATGTCCGGGAGGGTGGTCTCACCTTGGCGACGCGCGTGACGATGTCGTCAAACTTCAACGCGGTTCGGGGCCAGTTTGTGAGCCCCGAGAATGACTGGCAGCCGGATGACTTCCCGGCCTATGCGAGCGATGTCTATCTCGCCGAGGACGGTGGGGAGCGGCGGTGGCGCGATATCTCGCTGCCCTTCACAATATCGGCCTCCATGGCGCAGCGGCTCGCCAAGATTGAGCTTGAACGCGCGCGTCGACAGATGACGGTGCGGCTCTCGGGGAAACTGTCGGCCTGGGCCGCAACGGTGGGGGATGTGGTGACGCTCTCCTATGCGCGCTGGGGCTTTGCCGCCAAACCGTTTGAGGTGCATGGGGTCAGCCTCGATCTAACCGTCTCAGGCGATGGCGCGCTGTTGCTGCCAGAACTCGTTCTGCGTGAGACCTCGCCCTTGGTGTACGACTGGGCGGCCTCGGAAGCGCGGATTTATGCGGCCGCGCCACGCACCAGCCTGCCGTCGGCGCGGGATATCCCGGCGCCTGGGGCGCCGCAGGCCACTGAGGAGATCTATGTCACCCGTGATGGCGGCGGGCTCAAGGTTTTGGCGCGGGTCACCTGGGCCGCGGCACCCTCAAGCTTTGTCGCGGCCTATCAGCTGCAGGCCCGCCAAGGCTCGGGGGCTTGGCAGGATTATGGGCGGACCGATGGAACCAGCCTTGAGATCCGCGACATCGCGCCAGGTGGCTGGTCCTACCGGGTCAAGGCAGTGTCGGTGCTCGGTGTCTCATCGAGTTGGCAGACGAGCACGGTTGAGATCCGCGGCCTGACGGCACCGCCGGCGCAGCTTGAGAACGTCACTCTACAGACCGCAGGTGGCCTTGCGATCCTCAAATGGACCCGCTCGGCCGATCCCGATGTAAGGGTCGGCGGCAACATCGTGATCCGACACTCGAAGGAAGCGACGGCCACCTGGGCCGACAGCTATTCGATGGACCGGGTCTCGGGTGGCGAGGCCATCGCCGTCGTGCCGCTGAAACCCGGTACCTACCTGGTGCGCGCCGAGGATAGCGGCGGCCGTGCCGGTCCCGAAACCCGCGTCTCGACCAAGGGCGCGCAGGTGCTGGCATTCTCGCCTTTGGGCATGCTGCAGGCTGATCCGGGGTTTGTGGGTTCAAAGACCGGGCTCATGGTTGCCACAGGCACTCTAACGCTCGCCACGGCAACGGTAAATGGTGTGACGCAGGTGACGTCGTTGGAGGGGCAGTATGGCTTTGCCGCCGGGCTCGATCTTGGGGCGATCAAGCGTGTCCGACTTCGCTCAGAAATCGGTGTGGCGGCTCTGGCGCTCAACGACCGGATCGATGCACGCACCGCGCTCATGGACACATGGGCGGACTTTGATGGGGCCGCCGGGGCAGAGATCGATGTGCTCTTTGAGATCCGAGAGACCGATGACAACCCAAGTGCAAACCCCATCTGGGGTCCTTGGGGTCGACTGGACACCCATGAGATTGAGGCCCGCGCGGTTCAGGCGCGGGCCATCCTCTCGACGAAGGACGCGTCCTACACGCCCATCGTCACCCAATTGCGGCTATATGCCGATGAGGTCGCCTGATGCCCCAGACAACCAGCTTTGTGATTGCCAATGATGCGGGCGCGGCGGTGCGCGCGCGCATCAATGAGGTGATCGCCGCGCTGCACTCCACAAGTTCGGGTGCTACGGTGCCTGTGGCCACCACCGCGGGTATGCTCTGGGTCGATACCTCGGTCTCGCCGCCCGTCCTGCGCAGGCGCAATACAACGAACACAGGCTGGGATGCACTTTTGGATGCGGCGGGCAATCTCTCGGGCCTCGCAAATACGGCCATGGCACGCACGAACCTCGGGCTTGGCACAATGGCCACACGCTCAACGGCAGATTATGACGCGGCGATTGCAGCCAAGGCCAGTCTGACGGGGGCGACCTTCACAGGCGTTGTGACCGCGCCGAACTTCGTCTCCTCGTCAGATGCCCGGTTCAAATCCGAGGTCGAAACCATCACAGGGGCATTGGCCATCGTCTCAGCCCTGCGCGGCGTGCGCTTTACCATGGATGGCAGCCGCCAGATCGGCGTCATCGCCCAGGAGGTCGAGACCGTCCTGCCCGAAGTCGTGCGCGTGGGTGAAGCGGGTCAGCTCTCTGTCGCTTACGGCAATATCACCGGCCTTCTCATCGAGGCCGTCAAGGAACTCACCGCCCGGGTGGCGGCGCTTGAGGAGGCACGTCCATGAATGACGGTGGGTTTATCGACATGATCAACTCGGCCTTTGGAGGCGCTGTAACCACGCTGATCGGTGCCTTCACCGGGCGGCTGATGTGGCATTCGGGCGAGGTGAAGCTCGGCAACCGCCGCTTCTTCGGCAAAGAGCTCCTTTGGGAAATCCCCGTCGCCGTTGGCATGGCGCTGATCGGGGAGGCGGCCGCACGCTACATTGGTCTCTCGCAGCCCGTCTCAACCGGGTTTGTGGCGACGCTCGCCTATTTGGGACCACGCGGGGCGGAGGCATTGCTGACCACTTGGATTGGTCGGCGCAAACCATAGGAAGCGCCGGCTTCTCGGCTCCGCCTTTGTCCAAATCATCAAAGGGCTGTGATCGACGTGGAAAACGCACCTTGGAAGATGCTGCAAGGGTTTTGCTGGTATGAACCTGGTTTGGGCGCTTGCTTTGTGCCCGGTGGTCCTGACCCCAAAAGGCCAAATCTGCGGAGCGTCTCGTCACGTGATGGATTGTGCGAAGGCAACGGGCGGCTGACACGTCATAAAAAGCACAAGCTCATACTTTAGACAGTGCTTAGGGTTTCTGCGCTGCCGCTTTCTCGGCAACATGACCACAATCATAATACCATGAGGACCGGCTTGATGTCTGGCGGTTAGCAGTGCATCTGGGATGCAATCTTAGGTCAGATTTGGAGGGTGGTATTTTGCGACGTCCTGATATTCCAGCCGTGCTCTCGAAACTTTCGGCATCCAGCAATCCCGTCGAGGTGATACGCGATCTCGTGCTGCGCACGGGTGGCTTTTGGCAGGACACTGAGGAGGCGTCTGGTCTTTTTGAGATCCAGTTGGCGGGCATCACGGGGCTTGGATCCTCAGCGCAAGCGGCAGTCGAGGATTGGGTCATCCAAGCGCGCCGAACAAAGGTGGAGGACCTGCGGGTCGCCCTTGAAGAGGGCTAAGGCCGCCCAAGATAACAACGAGAGTTGCACGACACATGGCCGCCCCTTGGGCGGCCTTTCTTTTTGGAGATAGCCATGACGCCCTTCAACATCGCCCGCAGCTACATCGGTACGACCGAGGGGCCGGGCCTCGCCGACAACCCTGTCATCATGGAGATGTATGCCTCGGTCGGTCATACTCATGTGGAACATGACTCTGTAGCCTGGTGCGCAGCCTTTGTTGGACATTGCCTTGAGAGGGCAGGGATCCGCTCAACCCGCAAGCTGACGGCGCGGTCTTATCTCGACTGGGGCATCCCGATCGAGATGGCGGACGCCCAGCAGGGCGACATCGGCGTGATCCCCCGCGGTACCTCCAGTTGGCAGGGCCACGTGTTCTTCATCGACCGGATCGAGGGACCATGGGTCTGGGGCCTGGGCGGCAACCAAGACGACGCCGTCAATGTGAAGCGTTATCCGGTCTCAAAGCTTCTGGGCGTTCGGCGGGCTGGGGATGTCGCGCCGCAAGTGGCAATGTCTGTCGAGGCCGTCCAACGCCGTCTGAAGGAGCTTGGCTATCACGAGGTGGGTCAGATCGATGGAAAGATCGGGCCTCGTACGCGCGCCGGAATTCTGGCCTTCCGCGATGACAACGATCTTGCTCTGGTGCCGATCATTGATGTCGCTTTGACTGAGGCGCTTGGCGCGGCACGTCCGAGACCGGTGGCGATCGAGCGCGCGACGGGCAAGCCTGAGGGCTCGCGCATCTTGGCCGCGTCAAATGCACAGATCGCGCTTGGGGCTGCGGGGTATGCCGGGATTGCGATCAGTGACGTCGCCCCACTTGTTGGGCAGGCTGAGGAGGGGCGTGATCTGGCGGCGCGCCTCTTTGATCTGGTGGGATTGGGAGGTTACGCCCCGGTCCTCATGCCACTCCTCGGGGCGGCAATCTTCTTTGCAGTCATCGTGCTGGCGTGGAAAGCCCGCGCAGCCCGGATCGAGGACCATCAGACGGGGCGGACGCCATGATCACCCTCGTCAGACAGCTTGTCACTGCATTAGCGCAACGCGTCGCGTTTTGGGTCACCCTATGTCTGATCCTGGCCTCCGCCCTGCGCATCGCAAAACAGCGCGGGCGCCACGCAGCTGAGGCCGAGTTTGCCATTCGCGCGGCCGAGGCCCGCATTTGCGCGCTGCGCACATCCCGAGAGGTGCACCATGAGATCGAGACTTTGCCTGAGGCTGAGCGTGATCGCCGCCTTGACCGCTGGATGCACGACTGATCCCGGTGTGAGCTCGGGCTGTGATTGGGCAGAGCCGATCCGACCCTCACGGGCGGATCAGTTGAGCGAAGGGACTGCCCAGCAGATCCTCACCCATAACGAAACAGGCGCGGCTATCTGCGGCTGGCGCCCCTGAAAACCTACCTCACCGATCAGTTCTTGCCGCAGCACTGCTTGTATTTGCGACCCGAGCCGCAGGGGCATGGATCGTTGCGGCCGGGGCGCGGCGCGGATTTGAACGGCTGGCCGGGGAGATTGGCCGGGACCCCGCCGACCAGTTCGGGGCGCGATTGGTGCAGGATCGTCGCCACGCAGTTCGGGATCAGATCAGGCGCCTCTTGGTCGATCTGGTCGATCTCTTCATCGCTGAACTTGCTGTTCCCCGTGTAGATATCCTGCAGCGCCATGATGAAAATCATGGTCTCACGGGTCTCGTCATCGGCCCGATCGAGGAGCGCCTCCCAGGCCTTGGGCCTCAAGGCCATGGCGCGTGTGAAGCCATCAACCCAAGGTTCCCAGAGGGTCTCGTCGCTGTTCGTGTCGATCTCGTAGATCGGTTCGACCCAGAGCGATTGCGTGATCCGGGCAGCGACATCGTTGTAATGGGCCATCACCGCGCCGATCGTCTCCTGCGCCGAGGCGAGGTCGGGGAATTGCGCATCTCCCGTGACACCCCAGACCTGCGAGAGCCAATCGGAGGGCGGGATCATCTCGGGGCAGGCCAGAAGGCCCGTCACGAAGCCATCCAGCTCGCTGACCGTCATAGGTTCGTTCTCGACGGGCAGCGCCTGCAAGAGGTCTTCCAGACGGTCGAGCCGTTCGTCGTCCTGATCCATGACCCGTTCCTCCTGCAGCTGCGCTCCCCTTAGCCGCAATGGCCTGAATTCTCAATCGAACTCGTTCCGACCAGGCCGCTCGGATGGTCCGCGGAGGCATGCATGACCACGTCACTTCAAGAAGGCCCGGTCATCCTGATCGGCTACGAATACCGGCTACAACTGCAGGCCGAGGCTGATCTCTTCCCGGAGGGGGCCAGCTTTGTGGGCCAAGTACGAAGCGCGATCACCGCCGCGACGACGCTGGCGGAACTCTCCACCGCAGCGGGCAGCGTGCTGCGCGTAGATGACCACACACTGGAAATCGTTCTAGCACCCGAAGTGACGGCAAACCTCGTGCCCGGAATGGTCGTGCTCGATCTCGTGCGCACCGATCTGAGCCCCGACCGACACCTCGGCTTCCTGCTGGAAATCCCGGTGGCGCTGCCGGTGACAAGGCTCCCGGTCTCCGGAGGGGTCTGAGCCATGGCGACTGCGCTGGACCTGCGACCGTTCACGGGGCCGATCCGCATCTTTGTCACCTCGGAGGCGCCGATCGCGCTGCGGCTTTCCACAGGGCCGATCGGGATCCGCGTCCTCGGTCAGCCGGGGCCGCAGGGATTGACTGGCCCCCAAGGCGACAAGGGTGATCAGGGCGCGCCCGGCATCACGATCCTGCCCACTGACACTCCCATCAACGGAGGATTTTTCTGATGGCGAACACGATCCAGCTCAAACGTCGCGTCTCGGGCGTGGCAGGCGCACCCGCTGCGCTCAAATCCGGCGAGATCGCTCATAATGAGGTCGATGACACGCTCTATGTCGGCAAGGGCGATGACGGAGCAGGCAATGCGACCTCGATCGTTCCGGTGGCCGGAAGCGGGGGGTTCCTCGCGCTCATCGGCACACAGACCCTGGGCGGGTCCAAGACTTTCTCTCTCGTCCCCAAATCTGCCCAGGACGCCAGTGCCGCGACCGATCTCGTACGCAAGTCCCAGCTGGATGCCGGCCTTGCCGCGAAGGCCGCGCTCAGCCATAGCCATGCCATCGCAGATGTCACCGGTCTGCAGGGCGCACTCGATGGAAAGCTTGGCGCGACGGCGAATGCCGTCTCGGCAAGCAAACTGGCCACCGCCCGCACGATCGCGCTAGCAGGTGATCTTTCCGGATCTGTCAGCTTTGACGGCTCGGCCAATGTCAGCATTACAGCCGTGGTAGCCGATGACAGCCACGCCCATGTCATCGCCAATGTGGACGGTCTTCAGGCCGCACTTGACGCGAAGGCTCCGCTAGCTTCGCCCGCGCTAACCGGCACGCCGACTGCGCCCACGGCCATCTCGGGGACGAACACCACCCAGGTGGCAACGACCGCCTTCGTGCAGCAGGCCATTGTCGACTTTGGCCCCGGCGACATGCTGGCTGCCACTTATGACACAGATGCCGATGGCAAGGTCGATGCAGCGGAGGTGGCAGATGCGGCACCCTGGGCTGGTATCACCGATAAGCCCACGAGCTTTCCGCCCTCGACCCACAGCCATACGATCTCGCAGGTCACCGGCCTGCAGACCGCGCTTGATGCCAAGGCGGCTCTGGCCTCGCCGGCTTTGACCGGTACGCCGACCGCTCCAACGGCCGTTGCGGGCACCAACACGGCTCAGATCGCGACGACCGCCTTTGTCGCCGCCGCCATCGGCGCGTTGATTGATGCCGCACCCGGCGCAATGGACACACTGAACGAGTTGGCGGCGGCCCTCGGGGACGATCCGAGCTTCGCAACCACGGTGACGAATGCGTTGGCGGGCAAGCTCTCCGCCGCCTCGAACCTCTCGGATCTGCCGAACAAGGCAACAGCCCGCACCAACCTCGGGCTTGGCTCGATTGCCACGCAAGCGGCGAACAGCGTCGCGATCACCGGCGGGTCGATCGACGGGATTGCGCTCGACGGGGGCACGTTCTGACCATGGCCAACACGCTTCTCGTCAAGCGCACGACCGTGGCAGGCCGTGTGCCTACCACGGCGCAGCTGGCCGCGGGGGAACTGGCCGTCAATGTCACCGACGGCAAGCTCTACCTCAAGAAAAGCACGAGCGGGGTCGAAAGCATCGTCGATGTGACATCGGCCGCGCTCACTGACGCCCAGATCTTCGCCAAGGTCACAGCGCAGGATGGCGCGGGGTCCGGCCTTGATGCCGACCTGCTCGATGGCAGCCATGCCAGTGCTTTCGCACTCCTGAGCGGAGCGACCTTCTCTGGCACGGTGACCGCACCGAACTTCGTCTCATCCTCGGACGCGCGGCTCAAAGCCGATATTGCGCCAATCCAGGACGCTCTTCCGAAGGTGCAGGCCCTAACCGGCGTCACCTTCACGATGGTAGGCAGCAATCTGCGGCAGATGGGTCTCATCGCACAGCAAGTCAAAGTTGTCGCGCCGGAGGCCGTCGTCGAGGCCGAGGGCATCTTGCGCCTCGCTTATGGCAATCTCGTGGGTCTCCTCGTCGAGGCCATCAAAGACCTCGCAGCAGAGGTCGATCAGTTGAAAAGGACCGCGCGATGATCGAGACAGGGCTTTATGCCATTACGAACTGCGGCGTCCCGCGCCATTATGCCGTAGACATCAAGCCGGACTATGTCGCCGTCGCGGTCTTTGAGTTTTCGGCGCCTGGCACCTCGAGCGCTATGGGCGGGGTCATGCTTTGGGCAGACCTGCTCGCCCATCTCGAGGCGCGGCCGGCCTTCGGTAATCAGGCAGGCTTTGTCGATCTATCCCATAACGAGAGCTTCATCCCCGATCTGCCGGGCGCGCCTGTGGGCGCGGTCTACAAGGGCAGGTCCTGCATCTTCGCTGCTGGCATGCGCGGACATGACGAGTTGGTCGATTACTCGCTGATCGATATGGCTGTCGGCGCCGATGGGCGGCCGCTGTCGTGGCGGAACCGCTTTGCCCAATCCGCGCGCGAGAAGGTCGATACGTCCTTTCGGCATCGGGCGCGGGAAGGGATATCCAATGCGCTTGTGGTCTTCCTGCCCGTGGTCGTGCCTTTCGATCAGGCACGCGTGGAGGTACTTTGCCAGATCCCACCCATCCTTCTGAACGGCACGGTGCTGGCAGGGACCATCGATGACGCCACGATCCCCAAAGATGGGCTCTGGTACAAGCAGTTCTACTTCCATGGCGTTGGTCCGCAGATTGCCACCGTGATGGCTGGCGGACGCGTGGATGTGCCTGTCGCACTTCGGTGGAATGCCGATGGCTCGGCCTTTGCACATCCCGTGATGCTGAAACTCGAGGCAGATGCGGGCTACCTGCCGAAGCGGCGCCTGCTGACCGCACCAGATGGAACTGGCAGCTTCGCCGTCGAGGCTGCGGGTCTTTCCCCCGGCGATCGCATTACCGTGAAACTCAACACCGAGCATTACACCGCGATCGGGAAGATTGTGGTGGAGGTGGTCTGATGGAATTTCACACCACAAGCGAGTTCCAGCTGATCTACCCGAGCTTTGTGCTGCACAAGCATTGGGAGATGCCGGAGGGCTTCAACGACCGGCTTCATGCGCTTGCGGTCCACGATGCCGAGACCAATCGGATCCGCGAGGTTAGCGATGGGCGCAATGTCGGGGACCTGACCAATCACCTTGGCCATCTGCGGCACAACTTTCTGATGGACCGGCGAGACCCAGCGCTGGCCGTTTTGGCGCAGATGGTGGCTGCGGGCGTGCGGGAATATCTTCAGCTGGCCTATGGCTACGGCCACACTGGCGATATCTGCATGATGTCGGACACGTTCTGGCAGCGCCGCGCTGCCCGCGAAAACGTGGGCATCAACACCCACACCCATATCCAGACCGACATCGTCTGCACCTACTACCCGCGGGTGGCGCTGGACGCCGATTGCCCGGACACCTCGCTGCATCGCGGGGCGGTGCGGTTTTATGATCCTGCGAATGTTGGCAAGCGGCTTTGGCCCTGCCGGAACCCCGACGCCTATGTCGGCGGCTGGTATGCGGTCTATCCGAAGGCAGGCTCGATGCTCGTCTTCGAAGGGCATGTTCCCCACGACAGCACTTACTTCGAGGGCGAGGAGCGGATGTGTATCCCGGTCCTCTGTTCGCTCGAACTCCCGAATTCTCACCGCAAGGTCAGGCTCGCAGAGATCTTGGCCCATCAGGCGCAAGGAGGCAGCTATGGCGTATAAGGTTGGAACGACCATCGTGATTGATGACAGCGGAAACGTGGACTGGTCGCGCATCGCCAACAAGCCCGCGATCGGTACGGGCGATGTGACGGGTGTGACGGTGGTCAACGGGACCCCAACGTCAGGTGCCACAGGTTCCTCGACTGGCGCGGTCTATGGCACAGGGACGATCAATACCAACTTCAACGGTACAACGACCTACAACTGCTACGTTGAAAGCCTTTCGGGCGGTGGCACCGCAGGGGCGGTCACGATCACGGCCAACCGCAAGACCTTCAACTGCAACTGCGCCTGCCGGTGCTGACAATGGAGGCTCAAAGCACCACCCTGGAGCTCTGGCCGACGCGGGTCACCTTCTTTGAAACGCCGGTGGACTGGGACGCTGACCGGCGGCTTGCCGACGAAGCAATCGCGGCTGTAACGGGCAATTCTACGCGCCTGTCTGCGGCCGAGCGCCGAGTGCGGGGCATTCTCGAGCGTAGTGAAGCCGGCCAAGCCCTGAAATCCCACCTCTTCGCCTGCGCGCGTGCGGTCCTCGGCCCCTGGGCCCAATATCTCGACCCCTCCCATTGCGAAAACCGCGCCCTCGTCATCGAGCCCGGTGGCTTCATCTCGACCCACAAGGACAGCCGGGAGGGGGATCTCACTTGCGTACACTTCCTCACCGGCAGCGGGGCGGGGCGGCCGGTGAACTCTGTTGGCACCCCGCGTTTTGTGATCGAGGATCCGTCGCGCTACTTTGATGAGGGACGGCTGCCCTATGAGAGCCGTCATGGCTACTCGGTCAATCCGCGGCCAGGGCTCTCAGTCTTCTTCCCTTCCCACATTCCCCACAACCAGCACCCCTATGAGGGGAGCGCGCCGCATGTGCAGGTCGTCGCGAACTTCCGCGTCAACTTGCCTGTGGCGATCGAGGAAAGGTTTTTTGACTGATGTGGTTCGACCTGACGCTCGAAGCGCGTGACGGCAGCCGCCATCACATGCGCTACAACCCGCACACATCGGAATGCGAGGGGCTGCCGCTGCCGGTGAACCCGGGAACCTTCGCGCCGGTACCGCGTGTCGCCAAAGACAAGCCCCTCGGAAAATCGCGCGCTCCCCGCATCCTGAAGATCCAGCTCGGGCTCTCGTGCAACTATGCCTGCAGCTATTGCAGCCAGGCCTTCCAGATTGCGGATGCGACAGTCTCGAAGTTTGCGGATGTCGAGCACTTCCTGACCGAGCTGGACGGCTGGATTGCCCAAGCCCCAGAAAAGATCGAGCTTTGGGGCGGGGAGCCGTTTCTGTATTGGGCCAAGATCAAGCGGCTGATCCCGGCGCTGGCGGAGCGGTTCCCGAAGGCAGCCTTCTCAATCATCACGAATGGGTCGCTCCTTGACCGTGAAAAGCTCAACTTCATTGTCGCGCATGACATCGCCATCACGATCTCGCATGACGGGCCCGGCCAGCATTTGCGCGGGCCTGATCCTTTTGATGATCCCGAAAAGCGGCGCTGGATTGAAGCTCTGCTGGCGGAGCGGCCGGGGAGGACCGGCTTCAACGCAGTGCTGACGCGGGGGAACCATGATCTCAGGGCGCTGAAGGCATGGTTCGCTGAAAAGGTCGGGCCGGACATCTTCGTGGGGCTCGAGGGCGTGGTGAACGTTTATGACGCCGCGACTGCCATCGGGACGGGGCGGTTTGAGCCCGCAGAACTGAACAGCCTGACGTGGTCGGTATTCGAGGCGCTGGTTGAGGATCCGAACGCCTTCGGTCTCGGGGAGCGCATCAACGAATTCTACGCCTCGATCCAACGGCGGCGGCCGATCCAAGCCCTCGGTCAGAAATGTGGAATGGACAGCGCGGACGCCATCGCAGTTGATCTGCGTGGGAACGTCATGACCTGTCAGAACACAGGTGCCAAGGGGGCGCACAAGATCGGTCATGTTGCTGACTTTGACGCAATCGCGCTCGACACTGCGACGCATTTTGCCTTCCGGGAGGAATGCATGTCATGCCCGGTCGTTCAGCTCTGCAAGGGATCGTGCATGTTCCTCGAGGGGGAGTTCTTCAAGCAGAGCTGCGCGAA